GAAGGTATGTGAGAATGTCAGCAATAGTGCTTTTCCCGATAATGTCACGACCAACAGAAGTTAAATCAGTCTGCGCTGCTGTATCATTCCCAGTGAAATACGGGAGTTTATTTGCACCGGTTGCGAGCCCAGACAATGCCGTCAGCGTGGCATCAAGCGCCTGGAAATCCTTACCGAACGCGGCGGACATTTTGGTGATAAACCCGTTCAGATCACCATTATCGAGCACATCCTGCCCGCTTTTGTTGGCGGTGTACTGTGCCAGAGCTGCCGCAATAAAGCTGGCCTGTCGAATGGCTTTGTTTACCTGCGTACTGGATGCCTTTCCTGCCATGAAGCCAGAGAGTAGAGCAGGAAGCGTTTCCCAGTCAGCCTGGGCCGTCACGTTAGCATTTGCTGCTGTCGCGAACGGTTTAAAGTTGTTTATTGCCATTAGAGTATTGTCCCCCATGCTCCAACATCGAACCCGCCGATGTATTCGTTATCCATATCAAACCCAAAGAATTTAGAGCCCTCGGATGGTGCTTCTACCGAAGGCGTTTCAACATCACCGGCCCATACGCCAGCAGCTTTAACGGTGAGATAGCCCTGTTTGATAGCAGCTATCAGTTCGAGTGACACATCAGAAATATCAGTCTCGGGGAATACCCAGACCGATATCGTCATATCCTGGTTGTCGACGATCTGCATCTTCAGGCCAGAGCCTGCAGTCGCAGCGTCAAGGATGGGAGGCAGAGAATCGTTCCGGCCGTCCCAGTTGTTGATAGCGATTTTCGCTTTCAGAATGATGCGGTACGTCTCATCGCTTAGCGTCGTATAGCCAGAATCAGGATCATATGGCCCCTGCCAGATGCCCTGGTCATATCCAAGCCCGTCAGTGTCCCAGCTGAAATAAACGCCGCTAATTGGCTGGCTGACTATGCGACTGCGACCAATCCAGAGGCCGAGCGTATCGAGCTGGACGCCGACAGCGGTATCAATATCGAAAGCGCTCACCAGTCCCCTGGTGGCCGCAGTGATATCAATCAGTGGCCGTGTACTCAGATCAACGTGATCAAAGAATCTGGGCTTAGTGGCGTGATAGTTGGTGATTAAGTCCGTGTACTTGCTCATGACGTCACCGTTAGAACAATATTTTCAGGCCTACAGTATGCTGACTCGTTGTATGCAATGTTGATATTTGCCGCCGCTACAGTTCCGGCTGATTTGCCAATTAGCAGTTCCTGAATGTCGTAATAACGAGCACTGCCACCACTGACCACGCCCAGATTTGCCGGGGAGTAAATGCGACTCAGCAGAACTGAATCACCGATCGTCAGCCCGTTGATGTAATCCGCGACGGCCTGCTGAATCTGTACGCCAATTTGCGACGTGTAGCCCGTAAAGGCTTTCAGTGTGATATGTCCATAAATTGGGACATCAGTAGAACGCGAGAAGCTGATTACGTGAGGATTGCCGTAAGTGTCCGGTACCGTGACAGAGGTCGTCCCGTAAGTCGCAGTTCCCTGCCCTTTGTTTCTCCGGATTGTCTGGGCTATCTCGGTAACATCACCTCCATCGACGATAGCGGAAATGGAGTGCGGCGGCAGTCCGTTACTGTCGGTTGCCACCATCTGACCGTCTTTGCTGTCTGGCTCCAGATAAGCGTCACTACCATAAATCTGCTGGAAATAGCTCGTCAGGGTATCGAGTATCGTCTGGTAATCAGGCGCACTGATCCCCTCAGCGGTTACCGTTGCCGATAAGCCGAGTGTGTCCAAATTGAGGGCCATTTATGCCTCGCTGGTTACTGTCGTTGTTCCGTAGAGAGTGTCGATTTCAGCGAAGAACTGGACGCGGCGCGTCGTCGTATTCACTGTCGTATTGAAAGAGAGGATTGATTTAACGCCCCGCGTTTCGAGGATGCGCTTACGGATCGCCAGGTTGTAGGTTTCGGGTTTCTGTTTACCTAGCACAGACTGAATCCACGGTGTCCCCTCTGTGGTGTCGAGGAACCATTGTCCGTACCATAATTCGAATCGCGTTTTCACGGCCTGCGCCACTGCCTCCGGAGAGTTAATCAGCCAGGTATCATCGCCGCTGCCAAAGGTGTAATCACCGTCGGCGTCTTCACGCCTGTATCGCATCAGTTCACCCCGTCTGTGTTGCTGGTGCCGTGCTGTACACCACCGTGAGTGTGTTTATCGTCGATAGATTTACCGTTTGCTTTGACGGTACCGATAAACTCGACCGCGCCAGTAATTTTGGATGCGACGCCTGAGACAACAGAGCCCACCATGCCGCCCATCCATGACAGGAGCCCGTGAATAGTGACTTTCTCCGAGAAGTCAGCCAGCGGGGTAACCACCTCCAGACCGCCAGGCGCCACAATCTTAATTTTCTGCGTAGTGGGGTTGAGCTCAAAGAACGTGCTTCCGTCGTCGCTGCGCAGCTGAGTAGCCCCCGCGCTTATTCCGCTTATTTTCTGCGCCTGAGACTGCGGCCCGACGACACAGAAAGCATCCGATAAATCATGCACCCGGTCGTCGACAGGCTCCTGCACGCCGCCGTTCTGCCACCAGAAATCGATGCAGCGATCGGCAAAAATCACCAAGCATTCATCACCGGCTTTCACTGGGAACGTTAGCGTGCAGCCGCCGCCGCGCGGAAATACCACCGGCACATCCACCAGCAGCGGGTAATTTTTGGTAATGCGGTTCCCGTCGTTATCCGTTTCAACCGAACGGATAGCAGGCTGCACAACCGCAGTAACCGCGTCAGGATCGAATGACTGAACGATGCCAGGCAAAGCGACACGGATCTGGTTCTTTGTTGTGTCCCGCTCAGATTTGAATGTTTCGGCAAGGTCGCCGCTGCGAGTCTGGTCAGATACTGCCATTTTGTAGGCTCCAGAAAGCAAAAAACCCGCCGAGTGGCGGGTTAGTTATCATTTACCTTTTTTACTAACTGGTGGCTGGTAGCTTTCTGTAACTACCTTGCTCCCCGGGACAGGAATAGAACTATCGTATCTAATTGGCTCTGAAGGTGTATATACCTGATGAGACTTTTTGTCTTCTATTATTGGTGGATTATTTACTATTTGTTTTACACTGCCCTTAGTATTTTCTGCCATGCGTAGCCTCACTAATTAAGTTTAATTATCACAACAACGATTAAGAAAAAAACAAACGACCAAGCACTATAGAGCATAGATTCGAAACAAAAATTAATAATTTTCGATTTTTCTATATGCTTTTTATCTACCACACCTGTCAGCCTAGAATATTCTTTTGCATAGGCTGACAAAGAATTATAAATTTTATTACCCATGTAAAATCTTTCCATTTCTGTTGCATCTGATGATGGACACTCTAAGTCCTGTAATTGCATTGCACTAAAAGCGAACCCCCATGAAATAAAACATGTGGAAATAAACACAATAAGAAAAAACCAACAAAAAGCATGCAGAGGAGTGTAGTGCTCGGGAAATATATCTTTCCACCAATATCTAACCACAAGAAGTGCAACCGTAATCACAATGCTAAGAGAACCAAATGTCTTTAATGCTTTATCCTCAAGTCGACGAATCCTTTCGACCGAAGATTCATATTGTTCTTTTTGGTGTTTGATTAATAACTCTGCTCTCTCAGTCAACTCATCTTCTTGATCTTTGATGAGTTTAGACTTTCCTTCCATATTGCTCATTAGTTAATTTTCCTGCAAGGAAAGGAACCTATGATTCTCGGCGCATCCATGCTGTTCTGCAAAAACTGGACGTTCAGGAAGCGCGTTTCGGTACCCGGACGGCGAATGAACTCGAAACCGTAATTGTTACCGTCTTTGGCTGGCATAAGACCCATATCCGCCTTCATTCCATTACCGTTGCCGAGCGTTTTGATTTTCTGGGAGGTAACTGTCTCACCATTAATCCTGAACAATGAATCAGGAATCAACTCTAATTTGTAGCCACCACACTGAAGCGTGATACCGCCAGGATTCGCAGCAATTGCTAACCCTGGAAGGAAACAGAGTCCGATAACAATCCATTTTTTCACTATCCTACCTCACGCTGTAAAGACGACGCCGAACGAAGATCCGCCGCGCCGCGCGCTTCGCACATCATATCCATGTACCACGCCTGGCCTCTTGTATCGCCAGTGTACATAATCCCGCGCACAATATAAACGCCATCCGTTGCGATGCTGGCAGGCTGCGCCGTGGTGCCGCTGAGCGTGATATTTCCGTCCGTGTTCTAGTCGGTGATCTGCCCACCAGCCATAGCGATATCGTTGTTCGACAGTGCGGTGCGGTACACGGAAGCCTGATCCAGTTGAATAAGCCCGTTAACCCGGATGTTCGGGTTAATCAGCGCGCGGACGTTTACACCGTTGCCGATGGTCTGCTGCGGCATGCCGATAAGCCCGGTGGCGCTGTTGAGCACAATCGCGTCGTGAACATACTCGTTATTCGCCACCATCTGACGCTGACCGTCTACGAACTGCCATGTTGCGCCACATTGTCCGGCCACGTTATCCATAAGATGCCGTGTCATGCCGAACAGCACCCGCCCTCGAGGGAATACGGTAGCTGGCATTTCAGGCGTCAGACCTTCGCTCGCGCCTTTAGCCTCGAAGTCTTTCATCAGTGCGCGGTTCACGTCTGCGACCGTGTAACCGGCAGCCAGCGTCTGCGAGGTTATGCTAGTGGCAAATGCCAGATCCGTATCGGCTGCCTGAATCAGGACGTAGGAATCGATGGGGCTGTCTTTTCCTGTGACCGAGTAGCGTATTTCGCCGCCGAAAATCAGCCCGTAGTTCCGGCCATCACTCTGGCCCACGTCCGCCGCGTCGACTTCCCGCACGGTCCCGACATCGCTGGCCGATACCTCTGGCACGATACCGTCGTAACCGGCAATCAGCCGCATTTTCGAAAACTCCTGCCCGGTGATGCGGTTCACCGTATCTGCCGAGAGGTTGTAGATTTTGAACGTACCTACCCGCGACGCGCTGCTGATGTTGAACCAGTCGATCGTAAAGGTCACATTAAAATCGCTGAGCTCAATACCCTGCCCGTTCTCGTCCACGAGCTGCAGCTCGAAATGTCTCATCCAGTTCTGTGACATGCTTACTCCGTTGATACCAGTAAATGACTGCGGCCACCCAGGTCGGTTTTCGTCGGATAATCCTGTGTGCTGTCGTCACAGACCACCACCAGCTTAAAGCCGAGCCCCATATAGCCGTACTGCGCCAGCAGGTCAGCGCCCGTGACGAGAGGAATACCGGAGATTACCGGCTCCCCTCTGTCGTTCTGCAGGTCCAAAATCCAGTACAGATCGCGCCAGGTGATGCTAATCCTCCAGGTGGTCCCCGCCAGGATGATGCTGAATTGTTGATTATCCGCTGTCAGCGGGATTTCCTGAATTGCCATTAGCCGGGCCCCAGTAATGACGCCGCGTTGCTCGATATGCTTTGCAGCAGTGAGGTATTTGGCGGCTTAGTAGTTTTGGTGCCAGTATTGAGTACCGCCGACGTGCTGGCGCCGTCCTTCATGTTGGTTTTATCCACAACGGTGATTTGCTGCGTCTGCGAGATAAGAACCTCCCTCAGGGTGAGGACAGCAGAAAGGACGTTTTCGGTTGTCTTGTCTGTCGTCACTTCCAGCGCGCGGATCAGCATGTTGCTGTACAGCCGTTTGCCGGTCACCACATCGAAAGGAATACGGCTAGCCTGCAGGTCGAGTATCTCCTGATACGTCTGCTGGGGACTCAGCCCGAGCAGGCTGGTAGCCGTCAGGTTACTGGCAAGATCCAGCAACGCTCCGCCACCAGAGAAACCGACCTCCATCACCACTTCAGACGGTTTTTTGTAGGCATGATCAGCGATGGCGGCCCCGACCTCGACCGGGTGCTCTGTTATCTCCAGCGTGTCGGTATGCTTCTCAGAAACAACCACGCTGGGGACAATCATTCCTATTTTCCGGCTCTGCTGTTGAAAGAGCGTAGAGAGAATATCCATTAGCCCACCTTCGTTTGATTGCCGCGCATAACCTGGGCATTTGCCGACTGCTGCCGGCGCTCGACCTCAGTACCGACAGAACGCGGATCACCTCCACCATAGATGTGATAAGTGTTCTTCTGGCTAACCTGAATACCGCCAATTCCTGCGACGGCAGCCTTCCCGATTAATTCCCTCGAATAGCTATTTCTCCCGTTCTCATGATGAATAATGCTGCTCATTAATGCCGACATCGTTTGTGGGTCTTTCATATTCAGGGCAACACGAGGATCTACCCCCAGTCGCTGAGAAACAGCCTGAATATAAGCAGCGGTATTGTTGTTATCTGATGCGGGAGCCCATGTAGAGATAATTTTCTCCACACTGTTAATTCCTCGTCCGGCATATAACATCAACTGCCGAGAAAGCGCCCGTAAACCGTCAAAGGAGGTTTCGAATCTTGCAAACCGTCCGCCAGGACTTTCCATTGAAGCTCCCGCCTGACCTGCAAAATTCAGATTTCCGGGATTATTATTCCGTTCACCACGTTTAACGGCCTGTGCATGTTGTTCTGGTTCATCATCGCCAAACCAACCGCGCACCGTTCGGCCCACGCTGCGAGGATCGAAGCCCCAGTGCTCTTTAATCCAGTCAGCGGTACCGTTAGCGCTGTCAGTCACCATTGGCATTGCTGACGGCTTATCACTTCCATGATTAAGCAACTGTTTGCCGATGCTGGCGGCATCAGCCCAGCGAGCATCTTTTATGGCGTTAAGCAGGTCAGCGATCATGTTCAACATCTTGCTGAACTCGCCCATCTGGTCGATGAAGTTGCTGAAATCCCACTTCATGGACCATGCTTTCGGGTCGATATTGAGCAGCTTTGCCAGTGCTTTCGCCAGGTCGTTAACGGTCGCTTTCAGGTCACGAACCATCTTCAGCGCGGCGTCAACTTCAGGTTTCCATTTCCCCCAGTCAATTAGGCTCTGACCGCCTTCCTTCCAGGTCTTGTAATCCTCCCACAGGAGAGCAATACCCGCCGCCAGCGCGGTGATCAGGCCAATCGGTGACATCCAGAACGTGCTGTTCAGGATGCGCAGCGCTATCGTCAGTGCGCCGAACAGCGAGATCAGCTCCCGCGTCTGCTTGTCCAGCGATTGCCACCAGGTGATAAGGTCTGATGTTCCTTCGATGAGCCGGAAGAACAGCCGCCCGATAATATCCCCGAGCGCCAGAATGCCTTTTATGGCTTCCGTCAGGGTCTGCTCGATGCGCGGGAAGTTATCCAGTATGTGGCGGCGCAGCGTGTCCAGCGAACCCGCCAGACCACCAGCAAGATTAGAGCCGATTTTGTCACGGGCCATGCCTGCCATCGCGCCAAACTCGCGCAGGGAGGTCATGAATTTGTTGGAGCTTCTGGCCGCCTCATCAGCATTGAAACCGATAGCCTTCGCCATCGCGCTGTATTGTCCGGAGAAACCGCCCACACCACGGCGCATCGCCATGAGGGTATTTTCATCAATACCCAGCATCTGCGCATACTGGTTAGCCCGGTAATACGGCATGCTGCTGAGCTTCTGGCCGACACCCGTAAAAATGGCGGCCATATCGCGCATGTTCCCGCTGGCGTCTCTCGTCTGTACGCCAAGACGGTTCAGAAAACCTTCCGCACCGGGATTGTTACGTACAAATCGGGAGAGGCTTTCCAGTGAGCCGCGTGCTGCGTCCACGCTGCCGCCCATCTGAGAAACAGCGTAACCAATCGACTGAATACCCTGAACGGTCGCACCAGTACGTTGTGACGCCCAGTAGAGGTTATCCAGACCGGAGGCAATTTTCGCCGTGTAGGCCACCACAGAAAGCGCGGCCCCCTCGACGGCCAGTCCCATTTTGATGGCGTTTGCGGTCGTACCTGCAAGGACTGAATCAAATTTAGCCGCGCCTGCCTCGTCGATATCGAAGCCGAGCGAGACGAGGAAATCTTTAATAGTCTCAGCGTTCATTATCCTCTCTCCATTTCTCAATACGGCGCTGGTTGTCAGCCTTAACGGCCAGATGGTCATTCATCAGCGCGATATCGCACAGATCGACTGATCCATCCTTCAGCGCGAAATAAGGGATTAACCCGGCATCAACCGGGTCAAGGAGATAAGACAGCCCGTCAGGCAGGCTGTTGAGGGTTAGACCTGAGGCTGGTCCGGCGTCGCGCTGGTAGGGTTGAAGCCATGCCATCAGACGGCATATCCGGCGCTTCATCGATGAGTTTTGCCAGTGCATCCTCATCTTTCGTCTTAATGGCCTGAGCCAGTTTTTTAAGCCATGACATTACAGGCTTCTCCTTTGTTGTTGATGGGATGGAATCCCCGATTGCACAGCGGCCACCAGCACGCCCCCGGTCAATGCCGACAGCGAGGTGGTTACCTGTGATTTGGTATTGCTTGCCCTTGCCGGGTGCCAGTTGCTTGTACTGCGCGTCATAGCCGCAACTGACATCGGTCAGGCCAGAATTCACCGCGTCGATTGCTTCCTGCCGTTTAATCAGCACGTCAGCAATGAGCAGATCCGATCTATCGCCGGTGCCGCGTCGGACGTTCTGAATATGTCCGTGCGCCAGCTCAGCAAAGTTTACTGGGTTAACGAACAGGATCCCGCCACCAGCGTCCTCTGGGTGGCCCAACGTGACGGCGACGCCTTCAAAGCTCGCCATCGTTTCAGGAGAGAACACCTCATCTTCCGTTCGCCAAACAGTGACTGTACCGCTCGCATCCGGTTCGAGATCGATTTCCTCAGGTAGGTAGACCTGCGCTCCCGTTCTGGCGATGGGCACGTCCTTGCAGAGCAATGAGCCGTCTGCCATGCGGAACCTGGTTTCCCCGAGCCTAGTCTCAAAAAAGTATTTCATGGGTTACCTGCTGAATGCGGGCAATAAAAAAGGCCGCCTAAGCGACCTGTATAAAGGAAAGAGCATGCTATCGAACAATAAAACATTTAATTAATAATTAATGACATCACCTTTATAATCAGGAGCATGAGCTATTATCAGCATTAACGGCATCCCATACTCTCCCCCCTCATCATAAATAGCGCAGCGTTCTTTAATATTAGAGTAATTATTGAATAGCCCCGTTGCAATTTTAACCGCATCATTATTACCTCTCGGCGGCTTGTTTTTCTTTACATTAGCCACAACCCAGAGCAAATCCTTCACTATCTCATCCCATGAACTTCCTGTATTAGAATCTAGGTTAACTTTAAGACCATCAACCCCAGACAATAAGCCATCAATAAATGTTGACCACCTCAATTGATAGTTATTTGTCCATGGTGAATGCCTAGCGGTTATACGTTCAACTCCGCAACTAGGATTTAGAATTAAATATCTAAATGCATTTGCCCTACCCTCTGCATAGGTTGGCATTTTTCTAATATTCGAATGCAACTTTCGCCCTGCGCATATATATTTAGGTAAAACAAATTCATTATCGTAGTCATATAAATGACGTTGCGTTTTTGAATCTAGTTTCGCAGTCAACTTTGCCTGAAAAATTGAACCCGCAGAGTAATGAACATTATCATTACCATCCATCAACAAAAACAAAACGAACAAATCACCAAGTTCGCATCCAGGCGTATCGCCAGGATTCAACAATTTGTTATTTTCGGTTCTTTTCACACCAGGTTTTTGGTGACAAAAAACACTTGCGAATTTTAAAACAAACTGAGTATTTTGGAATTCCGTAGAAACCATATGATTAAGATAATCAATCCCAACATTATCATTTAACAAATACTCTCTTATTGCCGAAACCTCGTGAGACCTATCAATATCAACCCAAGAATTCTCATATTCTCGTCTAAAATGAGCCAAACAAGCTATATTGCAATATGTATTGATAAAATCATTATGGAGGGATGACATTTACAGTAAACTCGCTATCTTTATGATTTGTAAGTAAAGTATAACGACATCAAGATTAAAAAATCAACATTTGTATTTTATGCTAGCTAAGGAAAATATTGATAAATTACTCAAATTGCACTTAGCTCATTATTTGGGTATTAGTACTTCTGGCCAGCATTTGCAGTTAGGGAGGCACCCAGCGTGCCCGGTCATGCCGTCCAGCGTCGGCGGGTTATCCCAACGGACAAAACCTCGACCATATACCGGGTCGACAACATTCAACATCCAGCGATGTGAATCACGAGTTCCAGCACCCTCGATACGCCACCAGTAGCCCTCTGAGCCAACCGAAAGGGCTCGGGCCTGTGTCAGTGCGCCGGTTGCCCGGCCAATCTCTGTGCGGGCAATCAGTTGCGCCCTGCTGGCGGCCACATCACCGGAAGCCATAATCATCTCGTAGAGCTGATCCGGACGTTCGCCAGCGATAACTGCCTGCATTGCACGCTGTTGTATGTCCATCACACGATCGGCAGCTTCCAGAGGCAGGGACTTCATCAGTTGAATCTGGCGGTACACGATATCCTGTGCCACCTGCCCGACGGGGGTATTACCCACCACATCGCGCAGACCAGCGCCGATTTCCTCAGATACCGATTACCGTTATCACCAGGAACGGCTTCATCTTCCGGATCGAATACGCTACCGCTACCACGGAAAGGCGTAGCTGTGATTGTTCCCCGGCCATCAGCCTGCCTGAGCTCGTTTATCACGCGAGCATCGCCACGCGCACCGGCGCCCAGACCGTCCTCATCGAAACGGAACTCATCCAGACCGTAATCGTCACAGTATCCAAACGATTTAACGACAGAGGCGTAGATGTCACTGCCAACGCCAGACCATTCATGAACGTTCTGGAGAAGGAAACCATAGCGGCAAGAAAAACCGTTTTTGTCTTTCCCCTCGTCTGCGATATCCATTGCACCAAGGCGCTGGCCGCTGGGTTGAATACCCAGTTTGATATGCGCGTCGACGGCAGCCTGTACCCAGTCGGAGGGAATCAATATGCCTTCCGCAGACGCCTGATAATTAAGATCCAGCTCCTGAGCTACGATGACCGGATTATCGATTTTGTCGCATTCGTTGCGATACCACTCATCGTCTTTGCGAGGATCACTGCGCCAGTGAAACGTAAATACAGGGATTTTGCCGCCGTGGCGTTTCTGTGCAAAAGGGTTATTCATGCCGTTGACCGATGAGAGGTCTATACGGCAGCGGGTTGTCTGAGAAATGGCAGCATCAATCAGTAATGGGCGCTGAAGAAATGCCGCCTCATCCACATAATAAAGCGTGGTACGGTCACCACGGCCAATGTTATCGCCAGCTTCACCCTTAATGACTGCCCCCGTCTCCGGGAACTCCACGCGCATATACGGCGCATGTTTTTTCTCATTCCACCCACCGCGAAACTCAACCGGAAGTAGCTCGACAAATTTGCGAGCTTTCCAGAACAGTGCTTTCGGGTCGCCAGTGCTGTCGACGTATTCCTCTTTACGGGAAACGCACCACTCACAGTTGAGCGCATCATCCGTGTTCGCGAGCAATTGCAGCGCTCCCTCGAATACAGCAACGGCGGTGATACCACATACGTCATAGCCGATGCAATTAAGGGGTTGGATGAGTTGTTGGAGCGCCGAAAAGGTGAAAGCTAATGGCCTACGAACGTGAAAACCTAATCGAGAAGCACCTCGTCACAGAAGTAAAAAAGACTGGCGGGGTTGCCTATAAGTTCGTGTCACCCGGCCACCGTTCGGTACCAGATCGCATTGTCTTGCTACCCGGCGGCCGTCTCATTTTCGTTGAATGCAAAGCACCCGGCAAACCACCACGTGCCGACCAGTTGCGCGTGCACGAAAGGCTGCGCTCGCTGGGTTTCACCGTGGTGGTGCTGGATAGCAAGGACCTTACGGAAGTGCTATCCCTAACGGCCTAATTGAGGATTGCGAAAATTATCCGCAATTCTCAATGCATCAGCTCTCCCACCCGGCAGCATACCTGCTTTACCAAGAATGTAGGTTGGAAATTTAGTGGGCAGGTATTCATGACGGAACCACCTACGGAATTCAGGCAGTGATTCATTCGGATAAGCGTTAATCATTTGCGGGTTTGAGGCCGCTTGGTTGAAATCATCCGGGTAATGGTGTGCACACCTTACACGTTCTCCAAAGTTTCCAGACAACCCTCTAGAGGTCCAATGTCTCGCCCAGCAGGAGCCCACACTGATATCAGGTACTGTGTACATATTGACCGCTAGTCCAGCAGTGATCAAATCAACCATTAAACCCGCTATTTCGTTGAAGACAATAAAATACCCATCCGGTACAGTGCCCGTACTTTGAATAATGGAGACACGGTCATGATAGTGGCGCCATGGGTCTTCTGGTTGATAACGTAACGCACCATAAATGTAATCGCGAAGACCAACCCGTGCTAATTCACGATAGTATTGCTGAGCAGTTGCATTCGACGCCGCTTGGGATTCAAATGCATAAAACTCCAGCAGCGCCATGCAGACAATATCTGGAAACGCATAGTGGACGGACCCATTACGCATAATTGATATAAACAAGACCGGGTCGCGGTAACCAGCCTGCTGCAGATAGGTGCTGATAAACTCCATTCGCCCACGGGTGAATACGCCACTTGCAAAACATTGTGCGTATTCCGTTGCAATATCAGCAATATTTGTTCGATTTACACCGCAAATTCTTGCCAAGCCGTTCTGAGTAAGGTACGGAATACCGTTCTCCAAAACGCCCATTTCAATATCATTGAAAACCCCTTCCTGCTTGACGCCAAGATCTAAGACTGCGGGGGGTGTGGGCTGTCGCTGATTCTGTGTAGTCATCTTATTGATTTCCTTATTTTTATACCCCGAGGGCTACGCCTTAGGGGTAATCTAACCCTACTGTTTATACCCCAACTTGCAATTTTTTGCGAGGTACTAGCTTTGAGTACAATTTTCACCCCCCGCCCTTATCAAGACCTCATCATTAACCACGAAATCGACATCCTGCGCTGCAACATCTGGGCGGGCATGGGTATGGGTAAAACCGTGGCAACGCTCACCACGCTGGAAGATCTCTTCATGGCGGGCGCAGAGACACAGCCCGCGCTGGTCCTCGCGCCGCTGCGCGTGGCTGCCAGCACATGGCCGGATGAAGCGGTGAAATGGGGGCATCTGCGCAATATCGAGGTGCAGCCGATTGCTGGTAATGCCAAAGCGCGCGCGGCGGCGCTGGCAAACAGCAACGCCAGCGTGTTTACCATCAACTACGACAATCTGGTCTGGCTGGTGGAAGAGCTGGGCAGCAACTGGCCGTTCGGCACCGTTATCCCCGACGAAAGCACCCGGCTGAAATCCTTCCGGTTGCGTGGCGGTGGTAAGCGTGCGGTGGCACTGGGCAAAGTCGCGCATAAGAACGTCCGGCGCTGGATGAATCTCACCGGTACGCCAGCACCTAACGGCCTGGTGGATTTGTGGGGGCAAGCGTGGTTTGTGGATCAGGGTCACCGAAGCAGCTGGCGCGCCGGTGTTGGTGGCCTACCACTGGAAACATGACCTTGAGCGCCTGCTTAAAGCGTTCCCGCGCGGTCGCCACCTTGACCAGGATCCGCAGACCTTGCGCGACTGGAACGCCGGAAAAATACCGGTTCTGTTCGCACATCCAGCCAGCGCAGGCCATGGTCTGAACATGCAGGACGGTGGCAACATTCTGGTGTTTTTCTCGAACTGGTGGGACCTGGAGCAGTACCAGCAAATTATCGAGCGGATCGGACCAACCCGGCAAATACAGGCCGGGCACAACCGTCCGGTGTTCATCCATCACATTATCGCTGCCGACACTATGGATGAAATGGTGATGGAGCGGCGTAATTCAAAACGAACGGTGCAGGACATCCTGCTCGAGGCGATGAAGAAGAGAGGTAAAGCATGACCCCACATACATCTCCCTCCACCAGAAACGACATAATTTCCGACCCCGATATCGAGATGCTTACCGGGTACAAAATCCCTTCTAAGCAATGTGAAAGCTTGCGAGAAGCGGGGATATTTTTTATAACCAGGCGTGATGGGCGCCCACGAACTACGTGGGAGCATTTCAATAACCCGCTATCTCATCGCCAGAAGCAAGCTGAAAGCGATGGGCCGCAACCCAACTTTGGAGCACTCGAGTAATGCCCCGAGCACGCAAAAATAAAGATGACGCCTGGATGCCGCCGAGGGTTTACCTCGGCAGATCCGCATATGAGTACCATCCTAAAGGTGGCGGTAATATTCGCCTTTGCGATAAATCCTGCACCCAGGCACAAGTATGGACAGCGTGGGAAGCGCTGATAAACGACAGGCCTGATGACTCTGTATTCGCTGGTCTGGTAGACAAATTTTCAAATCAGGCGATTTCTTCGAACTGGCGGCAGAGACCCAAAAAGATTACCGGAAATACTCCCGGAAGATTCTTGATGTCTTTGGGAAAATGCCCCCCGATAGTGTCAAACCTGAACATGTCCGCAAATACCTTGATATGCGAGGAGTAAAGAGCCGGACACAGGCAAACAGGGAAAAGGCGTTTATGTCACGAGTGTATCGCTGGGCATACGAACGCGGTTATGCGAAGG